ATTAATGATAGTGATAATATAGAAATTACAGGTGATATAAGTTCAAGTGCTGCTATAACAGCATCTAATTCACAATTTGGATCCGGTGGAAAAATAGAGATAACACATTCTGGTGGTGCTGGAATAATAGATAGTAAAACTGCTAACTTAAATATAAAAACTTCAGCTAATGAAAGAATATCTTTGTCACCAGCTGGAGCTGAATCCCTAACCGTAGCACATGGTGGTAATGTTGGTATAGGAACAACTTCACCTGATAAAGAATTACATGTAATAGGTGATATAAGTGCAAGTGGTGACATATTTTTACAAAATAATAAGTTCATTAAACAAAGATTAGCAAGTGGTACTATAGTTACTGTATTTGGTTATGATTCGAGTAATCTAACTAGGGTAGGTGCTAACGCAGAAATTCAGTTAGGAGGTGATATTAGACTTAATAAAGTAATATCTACAAATGTAAGTAGTAGTGGTAATTTAATTATAACTGATATAACAGCCTCAGGTAATATAAGTGCAAGTGGTTTAATTTCAACAAATACTTTAAATATAGCATCTACCGCTGATGGTGGTGCTACAATAGGAAATGATCAGATACTTCACGAAGGTATAACAGCCACAGCAAATAACCTTACAGTAGGTTCAGCTGCAGAAGCAACAACAGCAGGAACAGCAACAAATGTAACAGCAGTAGCAACAACTGATGATGCAGAATTTTTTGTTGGGGTATTAGATGGTGCATCTGGAGCTCAAGCTGTTGAAACAAGCACTAAATTAAAATATAATCCAAATAGTGGTAAACTAACTATAAGTGGAGATATAAGTTCAAGTGGTGATATAGAGGCTTTAACATTTACTAGCCCTACACTTGATGTAACCGATGGTTCAGCCCAAATAACATCAAATATACCTTTAACTTTTGGTTCTTTATTATCAGCTGATTTAGGTAGATTAAACATAAAACATGATGACTCAGAGGGTACAATTACAAATGTCACAGGTGATTTTACCATTTTAAATTCAGGAACTGGTGATACCGTAATAGCAAATCAAGGAGCAAATGGTAAGATTATTCTTGCACCAAATGAAACCCCAGGACCTAATACAAATTCAGGCCAAGTATTAATATCAGGTACATCAGGTAATGATGGTGCACCTCCACATTTAATGGTAGAAGGTGACATAACAGCCTCAGGTAATATAAGTGCAAGTGGTGAATTATTATTAGCTAATGGTAATATTCGTAGTAATAATTCTTTTGACTTTTTAGCATATGGTGGTAGTGCACAACAAATAAATGTTGGTAAATTGGGAATGAGCGCAAGTTACTCTGCGGCAAGTACAGCCCTTAATGCTATGGCTACTTCAAATGCTGCTGTCTTTGGTGGTGATGTTGCAATTGGTCCAAGTAATAATGGAAAGCTTGGTATAGGAATGTTAAAACCAACATCCTCATTAGATATTACAGGAGATTTAAGAGTATCATCTCATTTAACAGCCTCAGCTAATATAAGTGCAAGTGGAACAGTTCAAGGATTAACAGGTTCATTTAGTGCTTTAGTAGGAGACACATCACAAGCAACAAGTTTAGAAGTAGATGGACCAATAACAGGATCAGCATTTCAAGGAACAAAACATTTATTATGTTCTAGAGCATTTTATGTTAATGATAATCCACTTGTAGCAAATTCAGTTTATTTAGGTAATTCTTTAGGAAATCAACCAGCCAACTGGAATGATCCACAAGCAGTAGGAGGAGCTATAACATCAAATAATCTTACTATAGCTGAAGACGATATGAATTGGGGTTATATATTACCATTTGATATATCTAAAATAGAAGTACAATGTTCATTAAGACCAGCATTAGGAGCTGGAGATGATTTTACTGTAGTTATTTATACAGCAAATAGACAAAATAATGATGATTCAGCAATGACTTTAACTAGAGTAGCAAATAGTTCAGGAGTAGTATTTGGAACTTCACAAAGATATGTTACAAATGATATAACTTACACAGCTAATTTAAATAAAGGAACTATGATATTTGTAGGTGTAGGATCTGAAGATACCTCAAATGCTAAAAACGCAAGAGGAATAATGAATATAACAATAACCCAAAGGTAAATGGCAGATATAAAAACAATAACAGAAACAATAACTTCAGGTTCGTATAGTATTGAAGAAAAATTTCTTAAAAATGATGAAATTGAAGAAGTTTTAACAATAAAACTTTTAAAAGAAAAAATAGACGAACTTGTTGTTGAAGTAAATAAGCTTAAAAATCAATAATGGCAACAACTATTATAAGACCAGATGCTATATCATCTGATTCGGGGTTTGATCAAACTGGAGCTAACTTATTAAGTAGAATTAATGATAATGATACAAGTACATTTGTAGTTAATAATGTAACAACTGGTGAATTTTCTGTCAGTTTTGATAATGATAGTGCTTATTCAGGAGCCACCATTAATAATATAGTAGTATCTGTAACTGGTAATACTATTAATTCAAAAGTGTCAGCAGCATCATTAGACCTTACATTAAGGGATGATTCAGGAGTTTTACAATCATCAACATTAAGCTTTACCCCTACTGAATCCACACAAAATGGATCAGCATATTCAACTAGTTTAACCCCTTCTATAGTAGATGCACTTATATTAAATGGTGCAGTTGAACAAGCTGGATTTGTTCTTAAAGAAGTTTTCATAACAGTAGATTATACTACTGCAGTTGTAACAACACCTTTTGTAGGAATGAAATCAGGAAAATATAAAATAGTAAGTGGTAAAATAAAAATATAAAAATATATTGGTTTCTGTTTTCTACATATATGTATATCCGATTAATTAATTTAACACAAATATAATAAGTTATGGCAAAAGAAACAATTCCATCACCAGAAGAAATTAAAGGAGAAGTTAAAAAATTTACTCAAGAAGAGTTAGATAGCTTAAAAAACTTCCAAATTAGATTAGAACAAGTAGTTTCACAACTAGGTAGAGTTCATTTATCAAAAATTAAATTAAATGAGCAAGAAGATCTATTAAAAGCTGAAATTAAAAACATCGAAAAAGAAGAACAAGAATTAGCTAAAACATTATCTGATAAATACGGTAAAGGTAGTTTAGATATAGAAACAGGTACTTTTACTCCTATAGAGTAGTTCTTTAAAAAGCCAATTATATTTATTAACGGTTAAATTATAGTTTAATCGATTATTTGGTCGTGGTTTGCGATTCTTTTTCATATTTATACGAGAACCAACCAAGGACATAACTTTATAAAAAAATATAAGATGGCAGAACAAATTATTTCACCAGGTGTTTTTACAAGAGAAAACGACCTTTCATTTTTACCCGCGGGAATTGGCGCAATAGGTGCGGCAATTGTTGGACCTACAGTTAAAGGACCAGCATTTGTTCCAACGGTAGTAACTAGTTTTCAAGATTTTCAAAATAAATTCGGAGATTTAAGCTCTGAAACTTTTGTACCCCAAACAGTTAGAGAATATTTAAGAAATGCTGGATCAGTTACCGTAACTAGAGTATTAGGTGGTGGTGGTTATACATTTACCACAGGAACTAATGATTTTATAGCTTTAGTAGCAACAGGATCAACTTCAACTGATAATGCAATATTAGGTGTAATTTTCCCTTCAAAAGATACAGATGCTAACCCAGATTTAGGAGCTTCAATCTTAACAGGTAGTGGTACAGCAACTGATTTTTCTGCAGTTGGAAACAATTTTAATGATTTAACAATACAATCTGGTTTTGTACTAAGATTAAGTGGTTCAACTCATACTGGTGAAACATTTAATAATGCATCTTTAAACCCATCTAATAATGCTTACGTATTTAAATCAATAGGTGATTCACCTGATAATAGTAAAAGTGGAGCAACAACCTATGATGGTACACCTGGTTACACTTATATAAATTTTAAAACATTAACAACAAGCCTATTAAGCACAGGTTCTTTATCGGGTTATGGTACACTTGGTACTGGATCTAATCTAATACTTGTTACACAAAGTGCAAATATATCCTTTAATGGTTTAACTGCAACAACTGAAAAATACTCATACGCTTCAACACCATTTATTCAATCAGGTAAATTAAATGGTAGTAAAAATTTATTTAAATTTCACACATTAGCACATGGAACTTCATGTAACAAAGATTATAAAGTTTCAATATCTGGTTTAAGAGAACCAGCAGATATAGATGGACAAGAACAGTATTCAACATTTAATGTATTAATTAGAAAATATGATGATACTGATAATAATCCTCTTGTAATAGAACAATATAATGGAGTAAATTTAGATCCAAATTCCCCAAATTATATAGCAAGAAAAATAGGAGATAGATACCCACAATACAATGATACATTAAATAAAGTTGAATTACTTGGAAATTATCCAAATATTTCTAATTTTATTAGAGTAGAAGTAGCAACAGCGGTAGATGCAGGATCTTATTCACCAAAATTATCACCTAAAGGATTTGCAGGAGTAATTAACCCTATTCCTGGTGTTTCTATGAGTGTGGCATGTACTTTTCCTTCAGCATCATACGAAGGAGAACAAATAATTAGTAGTGTATATAACCAAAAAGCTTATTTAGGTTGGAAAGGTCTCGAAAAAGAATTAGATAATGATAACTTTATATTACCTTTACCAACAAATCAAGAAACTAACGTAGCAGGTGCCTTTAATATTGAAGATTATTTTGGTCACGTAAGTTCATCATTATGGTCAGGTTCATTAAGTGCATCAATAGATTCAACAGGAGCAACAGGACCCGCAGCTTCACAACTTAAATTTACACTTCCTTTCCAAGGAGGATCAGATGGTGTAGCACCATATACAGTTAAATATACAGGAACTGAAACAGGTATTGATGAAGTAACTGACTATACAGATGGTACTAATTTATATGGGTTTAATTTAAAAGCAACTAATCAAGCTGGTTATAAAGCATATAAAAAAGCATTAGACATATTATCAAACCAAGATGAGTATGATATTAATATGTTAGCTATGCCTGGAGTTGTACACTCAGCTCATCCATTAGTAACACAAGCAGGTATCGATATGGTAGAAGGAAGAGGAGATGCATTCTTTGTAATGGATTCTTCAATAGCAGCTTCAACGATTAACACAGCAGTAAGCAATGTAAGTGGTTTAGACACTAACTACGCTGCAGTTTATTATCCATGGGTTAAAGTACTTGATACTTCAATGAATAAGCCAGTATTAGTACCACCATCAGTAATAGTACCAGGAGCAATAGCAGCTTCAGATGCCATTGCAGCAGAATGGTTTGCACCAGCAGGTTTAAATAGAGGTGTATTAGGAAATGTATTAGAAGCTAAAACAAGATTAAATCAAGCTGAAAGAGATACATTATACAACGCTAAAATCAACCCAATCGCAACATTCCCAGCAACTGGAGTTTGTATTTGGGGTCAGAAAACATTACAAGAAAGATCAACAGCGCTTGATAGAATTAATGTTAGAAGATTATTAATTGCTCTTAAGAAATTTATTGCAAGTTCTAGTAGATTCTTAGTATTTGAACAAAATACACAAGCTACAAGAAATAGATTCTTAAATATTGTTAACCCATATTTAGAGTCAGTACAACAAAGACAAGGATTATTTGCCTTTAGAGTACAAATGGACGAAGGTAATAATACACCAGATGTAATCGATAGAAACCAATTAGTAGGTGCTATTTATTTACAACCAACTAAAACAGCTGAATTTATAGTACTAGACTTTAACGTACTACCAACAGGAGCTACATTTGATGGAACAGGTGGAGCAGGTGGTACAGGAGGCTACTAAAAAGTTAAAAAGAATTATATTTATAATAGAACAATAAATAAAACAAAAAGATGGCAATATTAAACACTAACGAAACTATGTTCACAGCATTTGAACCTAAATTACAAAATAGGTTTATAATGTTTATTGATGGAATACCAGCATACCTTATTAAAAAAATAGCTAGACCAAGTATTACTTTTGGAGAAGTAGTTCTTGATCACATCAACGTGAAAAGAAAAATTAAAGGTAAAGCAAACTGGGAAAATATTACATGTGATTTATATGATCCTGTAACACCATCAGGTGCCCAAGCAGTAATGGAGTGGGTAAGATTAGGACATGAATCAGTTACAGGTAGAGATGGTTATTCTGATTTTTATAAAAAAGATATTAGAATTAACACATTAGGTCCTGTGGGTGATGTTGTTGAAGAATGGATACTAAAGGGTGCTTATTGTCAATCAGCTAACTTTGGTGATATGGATTGGACTTCAGATGCACCAGCAAATATTAATATGACTATAGTAATGGATTACGCCATCTTGAATTACTAATATTAAAATTTTTATAAAGAAAAAGCGCCTTTTTGGCGCTTTCTTTTTTCCTACATATATGTATATCCGAACTAGTTTTAAATAAAAAATAACGTTATGAAAGAAAAACACCAATTTCCCACAGAGGAAGTTACATTACCCTCAAAAGGTTTACTTTACCCAGAAGATTCTCCACTAAAAAAGGGAGTTATTGAAATGAAATACATGACTGCTAAGGAGGAGGACATCTTAACTAATGTCAATTTAATTAGAAGTGGTACAGTATTAGATAAGCTACTACAATCTCTTATTGTAACACCCATTAATTATAAAGAATTATTAGTAGGGGATAAAAATGCTATACTAATTGCAGCTCGTATTTTAGGATATGGACCTGAATATGATATATTATTAAATCATCCCGAAACAGGTATTGAATCTAAAGCTACTATTGATTTAACTAAATTAGAAGATAAAGAATTAGATGAATCTATTGTTATAGAAAATAAAAATGAATTTGAATTTACTTTACCATTTAATAAAAAAACTATAACATTTAAGCTTTTAACTCATGAAGATGAAACTAAAATTGAGCAAGAAATTAAGGGACTAGAAAAACTTAATAGAAGAGGATTTGAAGGAACTACTAAATTAAAACATATGATACTATCGTTTGATGGTAATTATGATAAAAAAACAGTAAGAGACTTTATAGATAATACTTTTCTAGCGAGAGATTCAAGAGCCCTAAGAAATCATGTTAAAGACATCTCCCCAGATGTTACACTCCAAGCAGATGCAATATTTGAAGATGGAGCTGTGGAACCAAATGTAGCGTTTCCACTTGGGTCCGACTTTTTTTGGCCTGACGCCGGAATATAGAAATATTATATTTACTCAGATCCACGATCTAGTGTACCATGGCGGCGGTGGTTTCATACACTCAGAAGTATATAATATGCCAGTTTGGTTGAGACGTTATCATATTCAAAAACTTAATGAATATTTTAAAAAACAATCAGAAGAAAATTCACAACAAAGTGAAAAACCTAAAAGTAATGTGAAGGGGCCTAATATAACACCCTCAAACGTTTATAACTTTAAGAAGTAAAGATATCGTAGATATCTTTTCTTTTTTCATATTTATTACCGAATTACTATACTATGGCTAACGGAGACGAAAATAATAAAGAATTTTTATCAAATAAAGCACAAGAAGCTCAATTTGCTAAAGAAGCCTTAGACTTTACTAAAGCGATTTTAAAAGCTGAATCCGATAGGAGAGAACAACTAGGTGGTTCTGTATCTTTACAAAGAAGTTTAATAAAAGCACTTACTGAACAACAAGATATAGAGGATAAAATTTTAGATGGAACTTTTAGGGCTGAAGATGTAGCACAAAAACAAGCAAAAACCCAAGATTTACTTAAAAAACTTGAATTTGAGAAACAACAACTAATAGAAGATAATCTTGGAGACAATGAAGAATTAGTTGGTATACTTGATGACCAAATTGATAGAGCAAAAAGATTAGCAGCAGCACAAGGAGAAGGAGTAAAGAAAATTCAAGACAGTGGTAATGCAGCAACAAAATCTTTTAACTTTTTAGAATCATCAGCAGGTGTACTACAGAAAAATTTAAGGTTACCTAAAGGATTTACTTCTGGTATAAGTAAAATGGCCAAGGGAGCTAGAGGTGCTGCGGTCGCTGGTGGTGGTTTAGGAAAATCATTAATGGGTGCCTTTAAAGCTTTAAGATTAAATCCATTTGGTTTAATATTAACAGCCGTAGTAGGATTAGTTAAAGCATTATTAAATGCAAATAATAAAGTAACAGCATTAGCTAAAGGATTAGGGGTATCTAAAAACGAAGCTAGAGGAATAAATCGTAGGATAAATGAAACAGCAATGTCTTCAGATAACCTATTAAATACCTCTAAAGAAATAGGTAAAGCATTTGCCGACATAAATTCATTTTTAGGAACTAGCTCAACAGTAATAAAAGGAGATTTACTAGATGGTGTAGCTACCTTACAAAATAGATTAGGATTAACTAAAGAATCTGCAATGGGGTTTGCACAAGCCTCTTTATTAGGTGGAGAAAGTGTTAATCAAATAAAATTAAATGCTATAGGAGCCGCAAAAGCTACTGAAGAAGAATTTGGAGCTAGGGTAGATATAAAAGGAGTACTTGAAGAAGCAGGTAAAACAACTGGTCTTATTAGAGCTAATTTAGGTGCTAATCCAGCAGCTATAGCAAAAGCAGCTGCATCAGCTAAACTTTTAGGTACAAATTTACAAGACGTAGCAGCAGCTGGTAAACAATTATTAGATTTTGAATCATCTATAAATAATGAATTAGAAGCTGAATTATTAACTGGTAAACAAATAAATTTAGAAAGAGCTAGATTAGCAGCTTTAACAGGTGATCAAGAAACCCTTGGTAAAGAATTATTATCACAAGTAGGTGATTTTAATGATTTTTCTAAAATGAATGTTTTACAACAAGAAGCTTTAGCTAAATCAATAGGTATGCAAGGAGACCAACTTGCAGATATTCTACTAAAACAAGGAAATATAGCTGAATTAAAAGAAAAAGCAAGAAAAGAAGGAGATAAAGAAACATTAGCACAATTAGAACAATTATCAACCCAACAAAAATTTAACGCAGCGATAGAAAAACTTAAAGATTTTGTTGTAATATTAGTAGATAGGTTAGAATCAGGAACTAGTATATTTGGTGCTTTAATGGGTGGTTTTGATGTAACAGATGATTCTATAAAGAAAAGCTCAGTAGAAACAGCAGCAGAAGAAAAAGATAAAATTGATTATAATAAAATGGCAGATGCAATGTCAAGAGCACAAATAAACGTAAAAACTGAACATGATGCTTATTCTTCAAGAAATAATACATCTTTTAATGGTGTAGCACAAGCAGGGGTAAGACATAATTCAGCTTTTCAATAAAAATAAAATAAAATGGCAATAAAAGACAAAAGCTCAATTTACGATTTATCTAATGGATCTGTTAGTAATATGGAAACACAACAAGGACCTCAATTCCAACGTTCATTAGATAATGCTTCACAAAAACATGTTAATTCATTGGGTGAAGTACCAACTACATCTCAATTTCAAGATTTAGATGGTGTACCTGATTCATTTTATAATAGATTAGATGGAACAGTTAATTCACCTTTTCAAAGTGAAACAGGAGACCACATGGTAGATTTATTAACTAAAAATGCTAAAAGCATAAATTCTGAGTTAATATATACTCCTTCACCTAATAAATCACAATTTCAAGATTTAGATGGACTACCAGGCCCACAATCACAATTACCAACAGATGCAGCTTCACAAAAACATATTAATTCATTACAATCTGTACCAGGACCACCTAGTAATTCACCATTTCAAGATTTAAATGGTTTACCAGGCCCACAATCACAACTACCTATAACAGATGCATCCCAAAAACATATAGATTCTTTAACACAACAATCTACATACCAATTTGATAATTCATCTGCAACAGTAGGCCCCTCTAATTTAGATTTAAATGGTGCAAAAGGACCTGAGTCACAAAAACCTATAAGAGATGCATCAGAAAGACATATAGATTCTTTAACAAAACAAATTCAAATAACTAATCAAGGAGTTGGAATATTTACAGATCCTTATTATGCTGGTCCATCAACATTAGATTTAAATGGAAATCCAGGACCACTTTTTAATAGGGGGGCTGATTCAACTTTAAAACAAGATTCATTAGCAAATATTTATAAAAGTAATATTAACCCAGGAGCTAGTTTTGGAGCAGGACAGAAAGGAGGAACTTGGCCTAATGTTAGACCAACACCAGTAGGAGCTAATTTTGCTGATTTAGATGGACTTACACCTAGAGGATATACTAATCCAGACACAGGAGCATCATTTTAATATATAAATAAATGGGACTAAAAAAATTATTAACAAACCTATCAGAAGGTATTAAAGAATACCCTAACCATAATATCCCTTCAACCGGAGGTGGTTTTAATTATGGTAATTCTACTACTAGAATATTTGATAATTTATCTTTTAGACAAAAATCATATGTTTTTGGTCAGGGATCAGCTTATGATAGACAATATAATCAATTTAGTTCAGAACCATTTATTAAAAACCCAATAGTTGAAGCTTTAAAAAATGATCCTAGTATAGATAATTTACCAGGAGATTTAAATTCAGGAGTACCTAATAGTTTAATTAGAGGAGGTGTAATACCACACCTTAGAAGACAAGGTAGAGATTTAGAAAGAATAGCTAATTTTTTAATAACACCTCAAGGATTAACTTTTACTCTTAAACAAGTAGGATTACAACGTTCTAATCCTAGAATAGATAAACCATCTAATTCTGTTGAATCTAGTGGTGGTATACTTAATTTTTTATCTAGTGCAGGTAGTAGTTTAATTGGCTCTATAGCAAACCAAAGAACATATAATTTAGGTGCTAATTTATTAGCCCAAGTAGTTGCATCAGGAACAGGATTACATATAAAAAGAGAAGGACTACTCCCAACAGCCACAGGTGGATATAAAGATGCAGATGGTACAGGTATTTTAAGTGGTCCCAATTTATTTGAAGATGGTCCTAAAAATAGACTAATTTATTTATTACAAGATAAAATATACACTAGCACAGGTGCTGATTTAACAGATAATAATAACCAAACAGGTATAGGAAAATTTTTATCAGGTGCTAGTAAATTTTTAAAAAAAACAGGAGAATTTTTAGGTAATAAAAATAATGACCTAGGAACTTTATACAGTTATAGTGGTGGACCTGAATCAGTTTATGGTATTGGTAGAACTACAATAAGAAGATATACATCAACAAATAAAGATAGTTTACCACGACTAGGTGATGATAATCAATTTGATACACCTCTTTTAACTAATTCACCTAATATAGGAAATTACTTATTAAAATCAGGAAAACCTGGGTTTGATTATACAAAAAACACAGGTGATGGAAATTCTAGATATTTTACAAGAGAACAAAGAATTAATACAGGTAATCCAGGTGTAGGTGTAGGTAGGGATAATGAAAGATCAGACCAACATATTCAACAAAAAAATAGTGATGGTACATTAAATTATAATGTTTATAATTCAAGTAGAAGTGATAAACTTAATATGTTAGATGTATTTAGAGCAAAAGGTGATGCTAATATACCTGAAGCAAGAGACTTAATAAGATTTAGATTTGAAGCTGTAGATTCTGATAATCCTGATTTTTCGGATTTTATAATTTTTAGAGCATTTTTAGATGACTTTAAAGATAACTATAATGCAACACATAATGAATTTAATTATAATGGTAGGGGAGAAACATTTTACACATATAATAGTTTTAAAAGAAATATAAGTTTAAGTTTTAAAATAGCAGCTCAATCACGAGTTGAAATGATGCCCTTATATAGAAAATTAAATTATTTAGTTTCAAATGTAGCCCCAGAGTATGGTCCATCAGGAAGGATAAGAACACCTTTTATAAAACTTACAGTAGGTTCTTGGTGTGATAGAGTACCTGGTATTTTAAATTCAGTTAACTTATCATGGCAAAAAGATTATCCATGGGAAATATCAATAGATGGTCCTGAAAATGGTATGGATAAACATATGGTAGTATTACCACATGTTTTAGATGTAAGTGTTGAATTTACTCCGGTACATAACTTCTTACCACAAAAATCTATCCATGCTCCGTTTATATTACCTCATATGGATAATAGATATGTTAGACCAGAACAACAGTATTATAAACCAGGAGTAGCTGAATCATCTGCGGATGCTTCAGAATTAGGAATACAAAGATTAGGTGGATCTATACAAAATTCAGGTGCAGGTACTTTAGAACCTGATTTTGGTGGATTAACAAGAGATGAATTTTATAATAGTGATAATGGTAAAAAAAGTAAATTAGGAAATTTCTTTAATGATGTTAAATCAAAAGGAGGGACTTTCCTTAATAATTTTAGAATATAATATATGCCTATAAGAACATCATACGGACAAACAAAACTAGATTCAAATAAAAAAAGGTATTATAAGGCATTAAAATATCCTGATATACCTTTATCTATAAATGATATCTATATAATAACAACAAGTGGAGATAGATTAGATTTACTTGCAAACCAATTCTACAAAGATGTGGATTTATGGTGGATTATTGCTACAGCTAACCCTAATATTGTAAGACGTGATAGTTTTAACTTAAAAGGTGGATTAGAATTAAGGATACCAGCTGATAAAGATGAAATTATACAAAGTTTTTCAGAATTAAATGAATAAGTTATGTCTATTTTTAAAGAAACCTTACCTAAATTTATAATAGATCAATTAACTATTAGAGAAGCTATAGTTAAGATGGGTAATAATGTAACCCCCGACGCTAATGGTCGTATGCCTTCTTCTAGAACAGCAAGCCCCCGAGTAACATTAAAAGGTAGTGAGAAAAAAATTACAATAGATTCTAGTGCATTTTTTACAAATGCTATTTCTAAACAATGTGTATTAAGAATGAGTTCTGGGGTTGATGTAAAACCAGGAACTTTTCCACAATTTCCTAATGAACCCACAGGAGTTAAATTAGCACAAAGATTTGTTTTAGAAGGTGGAGTACCCACAGAAGATCTTATTAAAGTTAAAGATGAAGACAATAATACTAGAGAAGTAAGAGTTCCTAGAGGTGGGTTTGCAAAAGGTAAAGGATCGGCATATGGTGATAGTAGAATAAGATCATCAGCACGAGATGGTTTTGGTATAGTACCAATGCCAGGAATTACAGATGCTAATATTAGAACCAAAACAGCTTATGGTTCTTTAAGAGATGCAAAAATAAATTTTGTTTGTCATAATAGAGACCAATTAGAAATTTTAGAATTACTTTATATGAGACCAGGTTATCCCGTTTTACTAGAATGGGGTTGGTTACCTTATATTAATAATGATGGTAGAAGAGAAAACTTTTTTCCCTATATGAAAGAATGGTGGGAAGAAAATACTACTATGGATCAAATTAATGAAAAAATTATTAAACAAAAAGAGCAATCAGGGGGTAATTATGATGCTATGAATGGGATCGTAAAAAACTTTGAGATAAAAGCTAGAGCTGATGGGGGTTACGATTGTTCATGTGAGTTAATCTCGATGGGAGAAGTGCTAGAAGGTCTTAAAAGCAAAACAGGTGAGGATAATGACATAGGATATAGAACACGTAAGGAAGGCGCCCCTATGGACACTTTTTTATATTATTTAGCTATATTAGAACAAATAGCTACAGGAGAAGGTATTCCTGAAACGTTTTTACCTGCTGTAGAAAGAATTATAGAAGAAATAATAATTCCTAAACAAGAAGATAAATCTGAAGAAGCAAAAACCCAAGAATCAAGCGAAACCCAACCTACAAATGATAATATCAACACTGAAGATGCAACAGCTGATAATAAAATTACACTGGATGAATGGTTTAGTCTTAATCTTACCCAAAGAAAAGAAGTAGCCAAAATATTTTCAACAGACGTAGATAATTTATTTAAAAGCATATCAGAAAATGCACAAAATGGTGGAGATGGTTTAGAATTACCACCCCCATCTTTACAAAATATTGAACCTCTTGATTATGGGGCACTTTTAGAAGAAAATAATGCGGGGGGTGGGCTTAATAGTTTAGATAGAGCTACAAACCAAGCAGGAACAGCCGGTGGTTATGATCAAGATGTTCAAATAGAAAAACAAAAACAAGAACTAGAATTTGAAGCTAATAAACCAAAAACTACTACTACTAAAGGATATGATGTAGATAAAATATTTGCTCCCTTTATAGTACGTAAATCTGATACATTATTTCCTAATACCCCTGGTGTGGGAGGATTAGGTGTAGGTAATTATATAGGTGTTACATGGGATTTAGTAGTAGAAATATTTAACCATTTTATAGTACCTAAAATAAAAGAGAATGCTGTAACTTCACCAAAGAAAACAGCAGAAATATTAAATAATGAAGGTAAAAATGTAAATATAAAAGAAAAATCACCTGAACCTTTAGTAAAATATACATATTACGAAAAAAATACAAATAAATATTTAACATATAGTAAAGTAACATTTCCTACAGGTTTTAAAGCTGCTGCAAAAGATGTAACTACTTTAGGAGAAACTATGGATGTAGATTCAGCTGTTTTATTAGGAAGTTCTTTAGATAAAAGTGTATGTTTACTTCCCCACCAGTTTGGAAGAACAAATAGTTATTTACCCGCCCCAAAAATAACAGAGGGACTAATAGGAGTATCAGAAGCTGAAATCTCAGAATATAGTATAGGTAAAACATGTTTAAATATAGAGTATTTAATAGATACTTATTTAGCTATGTTTTATGATAAAGAAGGAGTAACAGATAAATTTAATTTTCTAGATTATTTTAAAAAAATATGGGAACAGGACATAAATAATGCTTGTGCAGACCAACATAATTTTATAATAAATGTAGATCCCCAGAGAAATAATAGGATAAGAGTAATAGATTACGATATACAAACATTAGATGTTAAAGTACCTATTAAAATAGATAAAAAAGGAAATAAAACCCCAGCCCAATTTACAGGTATAAGAGCAGAAGATGTATATGAATTTAAAATCCAAAGTAATGAATCTATAGTAAGAGATTTTAATTTTAATACTAGTATACCCGCAAATATGGCTAGTATAATTTCAATAGCAGCAGGGGCCCCAAATGATGTATCTGCATTAGATGAAGTTAGTTTTGCTGCTTTTAATAAAAATATAAAATCAAGATTTACTATTATAGAAGATACTAAAACCCCAGAAGATTTTAAAAAAGAGTTTGATAAAGAAGTTTCAGATTTAAAAAAGAATATGAAAAGGCTACTTACTTATTTTAATGAAATGTATCAAGATAACTCCCATAATGATAGTGGAGAATCAAGTGGCCCCTCATTAAATGGTGCTAAAGATATAGTTAGAAGAATGGAATCTTTAATTTTTAAAGTAACTAGTAGAGATTATGGTGGGAAAAATCCAACTTATAGAAGAGATAAAGTAACTAACCCAAGTAAATCTGCTATAATTCCTTTAAGATTTAATGCTAAAATGGATGGAATAGCAGGAATGGTAATAGGAAATGTTTTTAAAGTAGACAAAACAAGATTACCTATGGGATATCAAAGAAAAGATATAGCTTTTATTATAACAACAGAACAACAAAATATTACACCAGGTCAAGATTGGACTACAGATATTACAGGTCAATTAATGTTATTAGATTTAGAAAAAGAAAGAATAGAATTAGATGGTGAATCAGTACCACCAATTGATATTAAATTAGTTGAATTAACTGATCAACAACAACAAGTAATAGATAAATTAAATGTAACTCCAGGTGTTAAAGAAATATTCACAGAATTTATATTAGAAGTAGAAGAAACTACACCTTATTCAGTTCAACTTAATAGTGGGTATAGAGACTTTACAGATCAATTAAATAAAAGAGAAAGATGGGATGATGGAGATAAACAAAATTTAGCAGTTAGACCAGCAGCCCCAGGATTATCTTTACACCAATATGGATTAGCTATTGACATGAATCCAGTACATGAAAATGGTACAACAATAATGTCTACTGATAGTGATGATATATGGAAAGCAACAGGGATAATAGATATAGCCGATAAATTAGGTTTAAGATGGGGTGGTAGGTTTAAAACAAGAGATGCCATACATTTTGACTTACCTAAAGTAGGAGGTTATGTACACCCTAATATGAAAAATAGGTTACTACCTTATGTATCAGGTCAAACTTTTGGATTCCTTACACCTGCAATGATTGAAAAAGATGGGAAACTTACAAATGTTTTTAAAAGAAAAATTAAAAATGTACAAGGTAACCAAATAGATTTTACTGATTTTAATTACGAAGAATTACAAGGAAAAATTGAAGAAAAAGATAAACGTCAAGAAGAACTTGAAAGACATGTTAAATTAAATCAAAACCCTGCTTTTGGTCCTAAATATTAATTAAATGACTTATATACCTAAATCAAAATTAAATATTAAGACAACTAACGGAAAGGAGTTTCGTTCAGTACAAACTAAAAAAGCATATGTTGGGAAATATATGCAACTTAGTAATGGTAAACTTTTAATAGGTAGTGATCCCTTAAATCCTGGTGGCGAGTTAGAACCACTATCCCCACCATCTAATAATTTAGGTTTTTCAGCCGATGTAAGACTTCATCAAATTTTAAAACCTGAAATATCATTAAAATTAAGTAAAGTAAAAGATATACCTTTTACAAAAAATACACCCACAGAAGATGATTATGTTAAAGGGTATTTTATAAGATATTTTGTAAAAAAAGCTAATCAAAATACTTTTTATAAAGAAGTTTCTAAAAAAATATATGATTCTTTAAAAAAAAGAAAATCAGAATATGATGTAAATTTATATCAACCAGGTCAAATTAAATGGGCAATAAGAGGAAATGTTAGAAACATTAATAAAAGTTTATTATTAAAAGCAGAAAAAAGATACCCTAATTTATCTCTTTTATATCCTAAATTAGATGAATTTAATAGAGCAGAAATAGTAAATAACCAATTTGCTAGACAAGGGGAATTGTATTATAAAAATGAACCTGGTAGAGAATATATAGGTCCATATCACATTCACCCTACAAAAGGTCCTATGGTAGGGGCATTTCATAAAAATACTCCACATGATAGATTAATATTTGCTGAAGATTTAGTTAGAGAAAATAACGAAATACAACCAACCCAACCAACCCCAACATCTACTTTACCTGAAGGATTTATTGATATAAGTAATACACCTTATGCGGACACACCAACCCCTTCTACTCCGAGTACCTCTACTACTCCAAGTGTCCCTTCTACTCCTTCTACTCCTTCTGGTGGTGGAGGAGGTGGCTATTAGAAATATTTTTCGTACATTCCTAAGGTATGTTCTACCTTATTGAAACAAAAGACCAATTAGATAAACTCAAATCAAAATTTGAGCCAATAATGTATCTTGAATTTATTCAGGGTAATGACAACACACACCCTATACTTGCGGAAATCATCGCAATATACCTGAATATAAACAATACAGGTTACATTATACCAATCAACCACTTAGAATGTATCAATTGGAATATAGACGAGATTTTAGATTTGCTTAAAGATTATAATTTTAGAGTTTTAGATAAGAAAAGCAGCTTACATGCGGCCCCACAACTATCTTATACGGATATACAACATACCATACCTCCTTTAGACAAACATACAACACAAGCACACACATGGTATTACCGTAAATTCCCGCAAACTAAAGTGAATAAAATGATACCTATTG